ACCCGCGGCAGGTGAAGAACCGGGCCGGCGGCTACGTCTTCGAGGTGTCCGCCGAGAACCGGATCCGCAGGTTCCTCACCCTGGGCTCGGAGTCCACGTACTACGCGACCCAGCGGGAGATGACCGCGGAGAACGGCGGCGTCATCATCGACTGGGCGAAGAACCACGGTGCCGAGCTGGTCGCGCTGGCGGAGGAGATCTCCGTCGCGGGCCGGGCGCCGCGTAACCAGCCGGCGCTGCTCGCGGTTCTGGCCGCCATGTCCCTCGCCGATGTCGAGGGCCGGCGGGCGGCCGAGCGTGCCTTCACCAAGGTCGCGCGGACCGGCACGCACCTGTTCACGGGCGCGAAGTACTCCGAGCAGTTCGGCGGCTGGGGTCCGGTGACCCGCCGTGCGTTCGCCCGGTGGTACCTGGAGAAGGACCCGGAGCAGCTGGCCTACCAGATGGTCAAGTACCGGAGCAGGGTCGGCTGGAACCACGCCGACGTGCTGCGGATGGCGCACGCCAAGCCGCGCACGGATGACGGCACGCTGATGGCGGAGCACAACGCCCTGTTCGGCTGGGTGACCGGCCACGAGGTCGACAGCGAGCTGCCGAAGTGGGTCACGGCGTACAACCGCGCCCGGGAGATCGAGCGCGGTGACGGCAAGGTGGCCGCGAAGGCCGCTGCCTACGTCGGCCTGATCGGCCAGTACCCGGGCCTGCCGTGGGAGGCGCTGCCGGACGAGGCGACCGGCCAGGCTGACGTCTGGCGGGCGCTGATCGACGCGGGCCTGCCGATGGGCGCGCTGCTGCGGCAGCTGCCGAAGCTGACCCGGCTCGGCGTGCTCGCGCCGATGAGCTCGCACCTGGGCATCGTCTGCGCGCAGCTGCGCGACCAGGCGCGGCTGGTCAAGGCCCGCATCCACCCGATCGCGGTCCTGATCGCGCTGAAGACCTACGCGCGGGGCGCGTCCCTCAAGGGCGACTCCACGTGGTCTGCGGTGCCGCAGGTCATCGACGCGCTGAACGACGCGTTCTACCTCGCCTACGGCGCGGTGGAGCCGGCGGGCACGCGGACGCTGATCGCCTGCGACACCTCGGCGTCGATGACCTGGCCGATCATGAAGCCGGACAGCTACCGTGAGCTGATGTACCCGTTCACGGCGGTGGAGGTCGCGGGCGGCCTGGCGCTGGTCATGGCCAACACCGAGCCGGCCTGGGGCCTGTACGGCTTCGCGAGCAGCGGCCTGTACCCGCTGACGATCTCGCCGGGCCAGCGGCTGGACGACGTCATGCGGGTCATGCTCCGGCATGGCCACGGCGGAACTGACTGCGCGGCTCCGATGGAGTGGGCGCGGAAGAACCGGGTGGAGGTGGACACGTTCCGCGTGATCACCGACAACGAGACGTGGTTCGGCTCGGTGCACCCGCACCAGGCGCTGGACAACTACCGCCAGGCCATGGGCATCGACGCCCGGCTGCAGGTGATCTCGGTCACCGCGACCGGAACGTCCATCGCCCGGCCTGACGAGCCGCGTGAGCTGGACGTCGCCGGTTTCGACAGCGACGTCCCGCAGCTCCTGGCTAACCACGCCCGGGGCGACATCTGATGGGAGCCCGCCAGCGCCAGGCGCGGCGGGAGCGAGAGCAGCGAATCAAGGCGTACGAGGACCGCGGCGGCCCTGCACAGGGTCACCGCGGCCTCTACGCGCACCTGGACCCGGAGATCCCGTCCGGGCCACCCTCCGGACGTCCGGAGAATCTGCGGGGCGCGGACCGGGACTACCCGGAGGTGTGGCGGCTAGCCTGCGACGCCGCGATTTTCGTGGGCATCGCCGAGGAGGCGCTGAACCTGCTGGACGAGCTGGACGCCCATCCCGGCAACAGGGTGCTGGTCATGCAGCGCGCCCGCGAGCTGCGCACCCGGCTGGACAACCTGAGTCCCTGAACGGAGGTGCACGGCGCATGGCCTCACGGCTGGCGATACTGCGGCGGGACAAGTGGACCTGCCGCATGCCCGTGTGCCTGCACCCGGGCGCCTCCGGCGGGCCTGACCGGAAGATAGACCCGAAGCTGGAGCGGGGGTCGCCGTGGGCCGCGACCGTCGACCACGTCGTGCCCCGGTCCCTGGGCGGGTCTGACCGCGGGGAAAACCTGCGCGCCGCGCATGCCCTGTGCAACCAGGGTGCCGCGCAGGGCCTGCACCACGGGGTCCGGTCCCGCACAGTCCCGGTACGCCGCGGGCCGCAGGGCGGCATCATCACCGACCCGTACGACCGGATCCGCCAGGCCGAGCGCGACCGGCGGGCCAGCGCGTAGGTTACGTCATCTCGGTGCCGTGCGCGGTGCCCAGCCGCTCGTCGTCCAGCTGGTGCTCCCGGTACGCGAAGCACTTACCGCACAGCGGCAGCCTCGCGGCGTGCTCGTACTCCTCCTGGCTGCCGGTGCCGAGCCAGCCGTCCCAGCCCGGGAAGGCGCGCCGGCCGCCGCAGCCGGTGAACGCGGTCAGCTCGCGCAGGTGCGCCTCCCTGCCCCGGAACCGGTAGACCCGCGTGTAGACCGGGGGTGTTGCGTGCGTGCAACCCGGGCTGTACGCGTCCGGCCCCAGGGTGAGCTCGTCGTAGCTGAGTGACATGATGCCTCCTGTCTCCTGTACCTATGTCGTGCGGAAGGTCCTCACCGAAAGAGTCGTGCGGGGGTAACAGGACCCTTAATCAGGAGCCCCTGTATGTAGGGGCCTGACACGGCCGGGCCGTGACCTCGCCTCACACAGTGATTCGCAGGAAGGGCCGTTTCCGTTTACCCCTCCCCTCTAGGCTCCCGGGGCAGGGCCGGATGTTAAGCAGCCAGATGGCAAGGCCCCGCTGCCGCTCCGACCCGGCTGCGGGGCCTCTGGGTCCGGAAGGGGACCTATCAGTAACATCCCCGGGCGGGCTGGATCCCGGACATGCCAAGGCCCCGGTCGCATCCCGCTGACCGGGGCCTCGTGGCAGAGATGCCATGGCGTCTCCTGGACGGCCACCGCCAGCTTACCTGTTCCGCCTCGTCTCACCCCTGGCCCGTGGCATGCTGGGCCGCGAGGAGGTGACACGACTTCGGTTGCGGATACGCCAAGGCCCCGGCGCGCTGCTGCGCTTTCCGGGGCCTTGACTTCCCTGCAGAGGTTCCCCGGCAGCGAAACGGCCGCCGCTGGAACACGGTTGAGTATACCGCGTGAGACTGGTATGGTTTATTCATCGCCCCGGCCGCCTCGGTGGACCGGGTGCAGACCCCCGTCCGGCTCTCCGCTCGTCAGGCGCCTGGCAGCGTGATTCCCGCGGGGGTCTTGCGTTGTCATCATGCCAGCACACAGGAAGGGTGCAGATGCGTGTTCTGCGTGATCTCCCGATGAGGCCGTAACGCCGAGTCGGGAGAGGGGGTGAACCCACCCCATGCCCAAGCGCAAAGAGGGCAAGAAAAACCGCAAGCACAACAGGAACCGTGCGAAGTGTGCCCGGTACGCCGCTCAGCACCGCCGGACGAAGAACAACCCGGCGCGTACCCAGCGGAACCCCGAGCGCACCCCGGGACGCAAGCGCAAGGTCAACAACGCGCCGCGCTCCCAGCGGGGAAGGTGAGCTAGATGAATAGCAACAGCAGCAACCAGGAGCAGGCCCGGCCAGTCCGGGCCTGTTCGCTGTCAGGGGGGCCATGAGCAAGGCACGGTACTGGCAGGCCGCCGTCAGCTACCCGGGCGGCGGGGTGCTCACGGCCGGCATCCGGGCGTCCAGCCTGCCCGCGGCCCTGCTCAAGGCGCTGCGCCTGGCGGCCGAGGTGCCGGGGATCGCGGATCATGTCACCGTCACCCGGCTGTACGGCCCGCATCACCCGCTCCGCGCCGCTTCGGGTGCTGTTACCACGCCGGTAACCTGCTTGCGAGATGGCTGAGAACACGCCCCTGACGCCCCTGACGCCGAAGCAGCTGGAGGTCCTGGCGTGGCTGGCCACGTGGCTGACCAGCGCGGAGATCGGGAGCAAGATGGGCGTCAGCCTGAATACGGTCAAGACCCACTGTTACGCGATCTACCGCAAGCTGGACGTGCCGGACCGGCGGACCGCGGTCGCGAAGGGCCGCGCCCTGGGCCTGATCGGCCCGCCCGGCATGGTGTCCGGCATGGTGTCCGGCAGCTAGTCCCGGAGCTGCCCGCCGCCCGGCCGCGGTCCGGCAGCCGGGGTGGCGTCAGCGGGCAGCCCCGGGACGCTCAGCTCCCGTACACCGGGTCGGCCGGGAACTCCCGTTCCATCGCGGCGCGCACCCGGTACAGCCGTGCCTGCGGGTAGAGCTGCTGCAGGCGGGCCTCTGCGGCGGCGTGCCAGTCCGGGCTCAGCCCAGCGTCGGGCAGGTGCAGCGCCGTGATCCGCGCCTTGGCGCAGCGGAACCCGGTCTCGCCGATCAGCGTCTTGCCGGAGCCCTCGATCACCCCGGTTACCGGCAGCAGGGCCGCGCCCACCGAGTACGGCGGCTGCGGCGCCCAGTACCCCCAGAACCCGCATGAGCACTCGTCCTCGGGCACCGCGTCCTCGCGGTGCGGCGGCGCCCCGCCGGTCAGGTTAGACAGGCACCGGGCCTCGTTCAGCCCGGGCTCCCAGCCGGCGTGCATGCCGCGCAGCATGCCAGGATCCCAGTACAGGCCCGGCGGGTCCAGGGGGTCCGGCGCGGGCAGCGCCCACCACCGGTAGCCGCTGACCGAGCCGACCGCGAAGTCCGGCTCGGGCTGGGCGCCGGCGAACCCGGGCTCGCCCCGGAAAGCGCCCGGCAGGTGCTTCGCGTTCTTGCGTTTCTCCAGCTCAGGAGGCATCTGCGTCACCGACACGGCCAGCAGCGGCTGCCCCTGGGTGGCGCGCATGCTCTCCCGGAGCCATCCGTCTGTCATGCGGGCACGGCCTCCCGGTCCGGCTCGGTTACCGGAATGGACGGCGACGGCTCGGAAAGCGGTATGTCGTCCGGTATCGGCTCGAGAATTATAGTCTTCCTGGTCTCACCGATTTTACCCATGAAAAATCCCTTCTGACCTGTGGCTTCATACTACCCGACAGAACGGCTTTAACCCTTTCCGGCGGCATTTCCCCCGGTGTCCATAAACCATTTCCCGGCCTTTAGCAGCATGAATTTACCGGAATGGGCAAGCCGGGCTGGGTTAGCATGTCCCTGTGCCATGGACCCGCAGCGCCCCGGTCGTCCCGGGCTGGCTGGACGAGATGCCGCTGGACTCCGCGGACCACATCCGGCATGCCTGGCACATGATCGGCCACCCCCTGGTCCGCGGGCGGCTGCGCCAGGTCGACGGGCTGAGCCATGACGAGGCCGTCGCGGTGATCGCCGTGATGCGCCGCCGGATCCGCCGGGCCGCCTGGGAGCACGACGTGAAGCTGCATTACACCGGGCCGTCGTGACCGGATCGTTACCTGATTCGCGTGGGGGACGCGGGGGCTCGCGACCTATAGCTGACTATGAGGTCAGCATGAGCGACAACGACGAGACCTACAACCGGATGAGCATCGAGGAGCTGATCGAGCGGTCTTCCCTCGGCAGCCCGGCGGCGAAGGCGCTCCGCGGCCGGTGCCCGCTCTGGCTGCGGGACCAGGTGCTGGCCCGGCTCCGCGACCTCGGGAAAGACGACGGCCCCGGTCGCGCGTTAGCCTCGTATGGATCGCGCGCCCGGGGCCGTGCGGCGGGCTTTACGGTGCCGGAGCGCCCGCCTGGCAGTCGGTGTACCGTCTGCGACCATATCACTCCGGATCGTTACTGCCAAGGTTCTCGCCCAGGATCGCGCAGCGCTCGTGCGAGACATAGGTCTTCTCCGGGACTACCTGGCCGTCCTCATCAGTGGCGAGGTTGACCGTGCACTGGTCGTGCCGCACCAGCCGCCAGCTGCCGGGCGGGCTGTCCGGCGTCACGATCACGGTCACCGCCATGAACGCGTCCAGGTCCGCTTCCCAGGGCCTGCGCGGGGGACCCTGAGCGGTCAGCACGGGGGGAACGCCAAGTCCGTCCGCCACGTCCTGGGCGCAGAGCAGCACCTTATGCCCGCGGGTCCAGTAGTGCCTCTTGATCAGCGCTTCCAGACCGCTGCTCATCAGTCGCGGGCCATCCGGCGCAGGTGCCAGCGCACCAGCCAGTACGCCGGGCCGCGCTGGAACCGGCCGGGCACGGTGCAGATCCAGCAGCCGGGGCCGTCCGGGGCCGTGACGTAGGGACCCGCGGTCACGCCATCCGGCGGGGACGCGTCGAACCAGGCGAAGACCTCGGTCGGGTCCTCGTCGTCCTCGTAGAACTCCCCGGCCTGCTCAGGCGTCACGGGCCATCGAACCGGTCCAGTAGAGCCCGTCCAGCCGGTCGCCGACCAGGTCGATCGCCTCGTCGTCGGTGGCGGCCAGCCGGGCGGGCACGACGACCTGCACGGTGATAACCCGGGCGCGGTCCGGGTCGGCGAAGAACTCCCCGAATGCCTCCGCAGACAGCCACTCATCCACGATCTGGACGAATCCCTCGCCGATGCCGAACCGGTGGTGGATGGCCCCCTTCTCGCGGGCCTGGGCCGAGATCCGCTCGAACTCGGCGGCGCGGTCGGTCAGGGACTTCTCGAACGTAGAGGTGTCGGCGGGGATCTCGAGGGTGATCAGCTTGCTCATGGTTCCCTCCCTTGTGCTGTCAGTAACCCCGGTACCCTATCAGCCGCGCAGCCCCCGGCTCAGGTAGATCATCAGCGCCACATACGCGATCAGCGCCCCGGCCATGCAGGCCCCGGCAGCGATCAGCGCGACAGCCCACCACGGCATTACCGGAACAGCCCGCGGTACGCGTTCGCCCAGTCCTGCCAGTGGTCCTCGATCAGGTGCCGCCGGGCCATGTCCTGCGCCGCCTCGCCCATCTTCTCCCGCAGGTCGTCATCGCCCGCCAGCTCGGACAGGTACCGCAGCCACTCGTGATCGTGCTTCACCAGGAACCCGTCGACCCCGTGGGTGATCACGCTCCGGTACGGCTCGATGTCGCTGGCGATGGTGGGGATGCCGCGGGCGCCGTACTCGATGGCCTTGATAGCGCTCTTTGACCGGGCGAAGCTGGTCGGCCACAGCGGCGCCAGCCCGATGTCGAAGTTGATCGAGGCGTAGTACTTCGGCGCGTGCTCGTAGACCGGCACCCACGGCACCCAGAACACCCGGTCCCGCGGCGCCTTGAACGTCTCCCGGTAGTCCTGGCCGTTCAGCTGCAGGTCCCAGTCACCGAACCGCTTGAGGAACCGGCGGACCGGGCTGGCCACCTGGCCGATGTCGACGCCGTGGCTCGCGCCGCCCTGCCAGCCGACCCGGGGGCGGCGGTGCAGCGTGTGCGGCAGCCGGGTCACCCACTCCGGGATGCAGTTGGGCAGCACCGCCACCCGGTCGTGCCCGGCCACCTCGCGCATCACCTGCGCCAGGGGCTCGGTGGTGACGGTGATCAGGTCGGCGGTCTCGGCGGCGTGCTGCGTCGCGTCCTGGATGTCCGGCCGGTTATACAGGATGTAGGCGTTGAAGTTCTCCGGGGTGACATTCCACAGATCGTCATCCAGCTCGTAGCAGAGTTTCGCCCACTGCGCGGCCCGGCGCCAGGTGCCCAGGCCGTCGTGCTTGTTCCAGCGCTGCGCGGTCACCACGTCGAACCCGCGCAGCATGTCCAGGGTGACGATCGGCGGATGATTCGTGTCGCTGGCGTCTGCGAAGGTCACCTCGAACCCGTCGTGCAGGCCCAGCTCGCGCAGCGGCATGGTCATGCGATAATAGGCTTAAAGCGCACCCAGAGCCTCCGTCGTGTCCGGCGAAGATCTTCATGGGTGCAGGGGTCACCGGCATGTTACCGTTCCTTTCATCCGTGGATACGCGGTACGCTAATACCGTGCTGTCTCTGATACTCCCGGAGGACTACAAGGTCCTGTTCGATGACGCTGACCAGCTGCTCATCGCCGGGTTCCCCTGGCGCGTGCTGAAAGCGAATAGCGGCCTGTTCTACGCGCACGCCTGGAACGGCAAGATGCACCTTTACATGCACCGGCTGATCGCAGGCGCCGGCCCGGACGAGTCGGTCGATCACTGGAACGGCTGGGGCTTGGACAATCAGAAGCACAACCTGCGCATCGCCTCGCGTGGCCAGCAGCAGGCCAACCGCGGCGGCCAGCGCAACCGGCGGTCCTCGCAATACAAAGGCGTTACCTGGGACAAAGGGCGCGGACGCTGGGCTGCCTGGATCGGCGTCAGCGGGAAGCACTACAACCTCGGCAGGTTCACCGACGAAGCCGAGGCAGCAAAGGTGTACGACGCTGCCGCGACTGAAGCCTGGGGCGCGTTCGCCCGGCTGAACTTCCCAGTCGACAACGGCGTGATCTGCGGCCAGCATCAGCTCGCCATCCCTGGAGCACCATGCGTCTGTGCCGATGCAACGGCAGTGGGAGACTGAGGCTATGGGTAGCAGGTACATAAACCCCAGGTACGTCCTGCTGCTGGTAGACGCCGGGCTTACTGACCCTGAAGCAGCCCAGCGACTAGGGGTAAGCCGTCGCACGTTCCAGCGAAGAAAATATGAAGCGCTAGCAGGCCGCAAAGCTGAAGCCCTAGCTCGGCTAAACCACCCCAACGAACTGAGCCCAGGGGAAGCAGCGATTATCGACAGGCTAAACCACGTGCTGCGTCGGTGGGGCCAGACGACAGCGTACCGGTGGGATGCAGACAACCAGACGTGGGCTGCGGCGGGCTCAACGAAGGACGCTACGCACCGCCTTACCGACGAGCACATGCTGCACATCCTGCAAGATTTGCTGAACCTAGATGCCGAGCTAGCGTCCTTGTTTGACGCAGTTGCGTCAGATGCCGGACCCGCGTACGCTGGCCCTACCCGAGCCCGGCGGCGCGCACCGGAGGCGGGACCCCCTTCAAGTAGAGGAGGTCTCGATGACCAGCAAGACGCGCACCCGTACGCCCCGTTCAAGTAGCATCGCCCCCGGTGGCCGCAGGCCGACCAGGGCGCCGGCCACCCGGTCTGACGCTAGCGCTCCTCCCACTCGAGTTAACGGGGGCGCTCCGGCTAGCCGTCCTGACACTGCACTCCACGAGCAAATCGGCGACCTCGAGAACATGATCGCGTCTGCGATGCGGACGGCAGGCGAGATCACCCGGCAGGCCACGCCCCGCGGTAAGTACACGCCCGGCGAAACCACGCGTCTCATGGCGATCGCCGACCTGGTTCTTCAGGTGGAGCATCGCATCAAGCAACTCCGGATCATCATCAGTGCACCCTGAGCAGCCGGACCCGCCGTCATGCCCGGCGAAGATCCGCATCGGCGAAGGGGCGTTCATGCGGGGCTCGCTTCCTCTAGGCTGAGCGGATGGGTTTCATGCCAGGTGATGACAGGGCCAGGGACGCCTACGACGACTGGTGCACGGCGATGGGCGGCACGGATGCCGATGGCCGGGTGCTGCCCCGGTGGGACCGGCTGACCGGCCAGGAACAGGCCGCGTGGGAGACCGTGACGGAATCGGCGGGCACCGCCGCGGTCCGGGCTGCCGCGGTGATGAACTCCCCGACCGCCGGGATGTACGGCGGCGGGGCCAGCGGGGTCAGCGGTGCGGCGGGCGTGACCGGCATTCCCGGCACCGGCATGCCGTACCCGGCCGCGGGGTATTCCGGCGGGTACGCCTCGGCGGTCCCGTCGATGAGCCCGTAGCCTCACGGCTCGTCCCGGTTCAGCCGGGCGATCTCCCGGTCCAGGTACCAGCGCGCCTTGCGCAGGTCGGTCAGCGCATCCGCGCCCGGCTTCAGCCCGGCCCGCCAGGCGTACTTGATCGCGCTGCCCGTGTTGAACGTCAGGTGCTCGATCACGTCGATGCACTCGATGCCGGCCGGGTGCTGGTTGTAGTGGTCCGGGTGGTCGACCTGCTCGTACTCGCCGGTCAGGTTGACCGACCGGGAGACCCCGGGCTGCAGCGCCCCGCCCCGGTCGTACGGCGCGGCGGTCACGGCCCGGCCTCTATCCGGTCGGCGGTGCGCTCCAGGACCCGGGTGATCACCCGCAGCGCGAACGTCTGGCGCCGGGCGCGGGCGCGCAGGATCCGGGCGGCGTCCCGCAGGCAGGCCGCGTCGCTCACGGCCGGAACAGGGTGTTGTGCGGGCTGGCGACCAGCAGCGCGGACCCGCTGTCCATCGACTCGCCCAGCTCGAGGACCATCCGGCCCCAGGCGAGCACGTCGGCCTTCGGCAGCTGCACGGTGACCGTCGCGGTGGACGTGCGGATGGTGAGCACGCCCATCGTGCCGTTCATCCCGGTATACAGGGAGGACGGCCCGGCGGCCAGGTGGGTGTTGGCCTCATCGACCACGGGCGGCAGGCCCGCGTCCGGCGTCATCGGCATCATGGCGTCTCTCCTCCGGCTGGGCTGATCTCCCCGGTGCCGCCGCAGCGCGGGCACGGTTCCGGCTGTGCCTCCGGGGGCTTCACCGGGTCCGGCTCCGGCCCGGATTCGCCCAGACCGCGGTACCGGGGGTCTCCGGGCGTCCAGTCAGGGATCCCCCGGTAGCGGTAGCCCGTGCCGGGCATGCGCGATCCGGACGGCACGGTGACCTTCCGTTCCAGGCCCGCGCGTCTTTCCATGTCCTGCTCCCTCCTAGCGGTAGGCTGACGGCCACACGTCGGCGGTCTCGGCGTGCACCCGGACGTAGGGGACCTCTGCCTGCAGCCAGGCCCAGACCAGGTCCCAGTCCTCGAACCGGCCGGTGGTGGCCCAGGTCGCCGCCCGCAGCGCGACCCGGCGGTGCATGACCATCGGGGTTCCCACGTTGCCGGCCGCCAGGGGGCCGTCGCCGATCACGGTGTCCCCGAACGGGCCGTGCGAGCACATCCGGGACACCGCGAACCCGGCCTCGGGGTGCTGCGCCAGGGCCTCGGCGAGCAGCGTGCAGTGGAACTCGCGCAGCGAGTCGTCATCGTCGCAGTAGCCGATGAGCTCCCCGCTGGCGAGCTCGAGCCCTGCCAGCCGCCCGGGCGCGCCCCAGTGCTCGGCCTCGTCGTGCACCGGCAGCTCGTGGTACCACAGGTCCTTCAGGCCGTCCGTCCAGGGCTGGGCCAGCTGCGCCTTCAGCTCCGGGTCCGGGCCGTCGCTGATCACCAGGTGCTCCACGGACGGGTACGACTGCGCCTGCACGGACGGGATGCACCGGGTGGTCAGCATGCCGTGCCGCTGCCAGGTCGGGGTGATGATGGTGACCTTCGGGATGCTCACCGCGGGGCCTCCCACTCTCCCAGGACGATCCGCGCGGCCCGCTCGAACGCGCCGTTCCGGGCGCACTGCCAGCAGGACGGCTTCGGCAGCGGCTGGTGGTAGGGCTCGCGGCACGGCACCTTCTGCGCCCGGATCCGGCGGGCGAGCCCGGCGCGGTCCGGCGGGACCGGGACGGGGGCGGGGACCTCCGGGAGGATCACGCGACCACCCGCCGCTCGATAATGACGGCCTTCGCGCCCTCCCGGCCGCGGCGGCCCAGGATCAGCTCCACCCGCTTGCCGTCCAGCTCCTCCGGCGCGCCGTCGTCGGTGAACCGGTGCCAGTGCGAGGTCTCGGAGTACCAGTTACCCGGGTCGGCAGGCTCGGGACTGACCGGCTCGTTCAGCCGCAGCCCGTCCGGCAGCAGGGAGGGATCCATGGTCTCCAGCAGCTCGTCGGAGACCAGCACCCAGTACGCCGCGCTCACGGCTACAGCGGCCGTCGCTCGATGATGACGGCCTGCTGCGGCGCGGGCGCGTCCGGCTTGCCCTTGCCGCCGGGGGCAGGGCGGCCCGCCCGGCGGCCCAGGACCAGCTCTACCTGCCGGCCTTCCAGGGACTCATCGGCGCCGTCGTCCTCCACCTGGCGCCAGGCCGCCGCGGCGGGGTTGCCCAGCGCGTACGGGGGCAGCGCCGGGACCGCGGGGCGGCCGGTGAACCGCAGCCCCTCCGGCAGCCAGGAGCCGTCCGTGTCCTTCGCCAGCTCGTCGGGAACCAGCACCCAGTATGTTGCGCTCACCACAGCTCCTCGGGGGGCAGGCCGTACAGCCGGACGATCTGCGGGGCCACCCGGGCCACGTCGCACTGGTCGTGGTCATGCGGCCCGGGAACGTGGTTCTCCGTCCAGTGCCGCTTGCCCTGCTCGTCGGTGTGGTAGCAGAAGATCCGGCCCATCGGCGCGTCGCCGGGACGGCCGAAGAACTCGATCCGGTAGATAGACAGCCCGGTCAGCCCGGCGGCCTTCAGCCAGTCCGCCCGCTGTTCCTGCTTGTCCCGCCATCGGTCCTCGCGCACGTCCCAGGTGGCTACGGGAGTTACCAGCGCGGTCATGAGACGTACACCACCAGCGTGCCGTCGTTCGCGGCGGAGCACGGGTGCGGGTCGAAGCCGGGCCGGATGTACCGCGGCGAGACCCAGCCGGCGCCGTTCAGCGCGGTGCTCTCCCGGACGTACACCGTGGAATCCAGCGGGACGCCCGCGTCGGCCAGGTCCCGGAGCGTCTTGATCAGGGTCTCGATGCTCACGGCGGCCCCCAGGGCCAGGCGTCGCACGGCCCGTCGTGCCCGTACGGCTGCTCGCAGATCGCGGCGTGGCGCCGCTCCAGGCACCGGGAGCACCACCGGACGTCGGGGTGCGTCCGGCATTCCTGCCCGCAGTCAGCGCACCGGATGGCGATCATCCGCCCGGTCACGGCTCGTACCGTTCCCGCGGCGGCGGGCGCCACGTGCCGGTGGCCGGGTCGTGGTCCGGCTCCGAGCCGATCTCGCCCAGGCGGGTGTCGTAATACCAGTACTTCCCGCACGGCGAGCAGTGCCCGCCGAGGCGCACCCCGTCCAGCTCGAGCTCGTGCAGCCGGGTCAGGTGCTCCGGGCACTGGCCCTCGGCGACCGCGGCGCAGTCGCGGGCGTGCTTCATCTCCCACTCGGCGATCCGCTGCTCGCTGCCGTCGCCGATGATCAGCTTCATGGCATCTCCCTGCGCCAGAACACCCCGTACCCTTCGACTTCGCAGATGGGCTCCCTGATCCCCTCGGCGGCGCGGTAGTCATTGACGGCGGCCGTGCAGTTGGGTATCGAGTGGTAGTCGTCAATCAGGCAGAAGCCGCCGGGCTCCAGCTTCGGGTACAGGTTCACCAGGGTGTCGGTGATGGAACTGTAGAGATCACCGTCCATGCGCAGCACGGCCAGGCGCTTGACCGGGGCGGCGGGCAGCGTGTCGCTGAACCAGCCCTCGAGGAACCTGACCTGATCGTCCAGCAGCCCGTACAGGCTGAAATTGTGCTCCACCTGCTGCCGGGAGACGGCTAGGTACGCCTGGTCGGGCTGGACGTCGTTGGCGAACCTCCGGTCATCCTGGCGCACCTCATTCTGCGGGAGCCCGAGGAACGAGTCCGCCACCCAGACGGCCCGGTCGCGTACCCCGTGCGCCTCCAGCACGGCGCGCATGAAGATGCACGCGCCGCCCCGCCAGACGCCCGCCTCGAGGAAGTCGCCGGGGATGTCATCGGCCAGGACCTGCTCAGCGCAGTACTGGATGTTGTCCAGCCGCCGCACGCCGATCATGGTGTGCGCCCGGGACGGCCAGTCGACGCCGACCCGGCGGCGCGCCTCATCGAAGTCATGCCGGGGATCCCACGGGACCGGGACCGGCGGGTCCTCGTACACCATGCCGGTCAGGGTGCGCTTGAGCAGGTCCAGGTACAGCGCGGCCCCGGTGCTCACGGCGAGCGCGGTCATGGCTTCAGCTCCGCTTTCACCTGGTCGTACACCCACGCGTAGGTGCGTTCCATCCCGTCGCGGAAGGACACCTGCGGCTTCCAGCCGACCGCGTTGCGGATGTTCGTGTCGTCGCTGGGCCGCCCGCCGACGCCGACCGGGCCGTCCACGGACACGCACATCACCTGGTGCCCGGCGATGTCCGCGATCGTCTCTGCCAGCTCCAGGATCGAGGACGACTTCGGGGACCCGACGTTCAGCGGCGCGGTGCAGTCGCTGGCGGTGATCGCGATGGTCGCGGCCACGGCGTCGTCCACGTAGGTGAACGTGCGGCGCGCGGTCCCGTCGCCCCAGATCTCGATGGAGCCGCAGCCCGTCAGCTTGGCCACGGCCACCTTGCGGCACAGCGCGGTGGGCGCCTTCTCCCGGCCGCCCTTGTACCAGCCGTGCGGGCCGTACACCGAGTAGTACCGGCCGATCCGCGCCTGCAGGCCCTTGTCCGCGGCGTACGCCTGGTACGTCATCTCCGCGAACAGCTTCTCCCAGCCGTAGCCCAGCTCGGGATCGGCCCGGTTGGCGGTCAGGTCCTCCTCCCGCAGCGGCCGGGTGAACGGGTCGTCCTGGATGTGCAGCGGGTAGACGCACGAGGAGCTGGCGTAGTAGATCCGCGCCCCGGATGCGGTGGCCGCCCGCGCCATCTGAACGTCGGCCAGGATATTGGCCATGCAGTCGGCGTGGTGGTAGCTGATGTAGCCCATCCCGCCGGAGTCGGCGGCCAGGTGGTAGATGACGTCGCAGCCCGCGGCAGCCCAGTCCGCGCTCTCGGCTTCGGACAGGTCGATCAGGGAGACGTTCTCCGCCGCCGGGTGGACCTGCTTCCAGGCCGCCTGCGTCCGGATATCCGCCGCGCGCACCTGATCGCCCTGCTCGAGCAGCGCCCTGACCAGGTGCCCGCCGACGAACCCGCCTGCCCCGGTTACCAGCGACCGCATCGCCGGCCCTCCTCCCTGCTCATGCGTCAACCCGGGGCGAGGCCAGGGCACGCAGCTTCATCGCGTCGGTGACGGCCCGCACGTCCAGGTCCCGCATCGACGGCTCGCGGCCCGGCCCGGACCGGACCCAGGCCAGGTACACCGCCTCGTCATCCGCGCGGTGCGCGTGCCCGGCGTCGTAGGTGGGGTCGCGGGGGGCCTTGCCGGCGTCCGGGTGCAGGTGCTCGATGACCACGCCCGGCACGTAGGCCATGCAGCCGGCCAGCGCGCCCAGGTCCCGCCACACGTTGTCCGCGAACTGCGAGGACAGCCCGGGCAGCACCAGCCAGCCGAGCACCCGGACGATGTCGCGGCTGATCACCGGGGCGGTCGGCAGGTTCTCGTGCTGGTGCCTGTCGTCGCCGTAGGCGATCCCGGTGCCGCCCATCGCGGTGATCGCGCGGGTCAGCGCCTCGTCCCAGCCGTCCGTGCGGGGGCGGTGGTCATCCCCGAGCGAGGCCAGGTAGCCGTACCGGGCGGCGCGCGGCCAGACGGCGATGTAGTTGGTCCACCCGGCCAGGGACCGGCGCGGGCCGCGGTGCCACCAGGTGCGCCCCGGGTACGCCTCCCGGACCGTCCCGGCCAGCTCCGCGTAGCCGCCGGCCTCGGGGTCGTCCTCGTCGTAACAGACCGCGACGTGCGTGCCCGGGCCGGAGCGCCGCAGCGTCTCCTCCAGCATCTCGCCGAGCAGGCCGGGACGCCCCCGGGACGGGGTGATGACCAGGACACGCTCCTCCACGGTTCCTCCTGCTAGGCGGTCGCTGTCGGGCCAGGAGTGACGGCAGGCTGCGGCCCGGCGTTCTGGCCGAGCGCGGGCGCGGGGCTGGACCCGGACGGCACCACGCCGGCGAACTTCAGCAGGTCGGCGAGCGTGAACCGGCCGGGGGCCGGCGCGATCGGCGGGGCCGGGCTGAAGTTCCCGTGCGTGATCCCGTGCGGGTCCAGGTCGATCAGCCGCAGCAGCACGTCCGCGCAGATCCGGCTGCCGACCGGACCGAGGCTGACCTGGGTGAAGTCGGCGGCCGTGCCGGTGTTGTCGAAATTGTCGACGGCGGGGCTGGCCTTGTTGGCCAGGTACGCCTCGTAGAGCACGTACAGGAACAGGGGGGTGCCGTTCGCGAACCCGGGGATCGAGGCCGGCACGATCTGGCCCGGGTCGACGGGGGTCAGCCCGTACGCGGTCGCGATGTCCTGCCCGGACGGCAGCAGGTAGAAGTGGCCGCGGACGAAGTCCCGGTAGGCGACGGAGTTGGAGCCCTCGGGCTGGACCCCGGCCGGGCCGCCGATGGGCATGCCCGCGCCGGTCCCGACGAGCGGGACGCCAGGCGGCTGGCCGAACATCGACTGGCCGATGCAGTGCAGGCCGTCGCCGCCGCCCGGCTGCTTGAGCACCTGCAGGCTGGCTCCGGGCACCGAGGAATCAAACAAGTCCTCGTGGAAATTGCGCCAGTCAATCTGGTGGTCCAGGGTCAGGGCGTACCCGCCATGCAGGTCGCCCACCGGGGTCTTCGCGGTGCCGGTCCCGCCCGCCGGGCCAGCCGCGCCGCCAACGCCGGCGAACAGCGTATTCCTGGCATTCTTGTTGTTCGGGCTGATCACCGGGTTCATCGAGTAAGCGTTCCTGACCAGCGAGTGCCCGAAGCGGTACGCCGCGGTACTGAACTCCACCGGCATGACCGGCCGGGCGACGTCGGCGCCGGGGTCATAGACCTTGTGCTTGCCCTGCTGCAGGTCGTCTACCACGGCCTGAGTGAAGAACAGCGGCATCATGTCGTGCAGCACCACCCACTGGTAGTACTGCGTCACGAGGGTCTGCAGCTGATTGAAGTTGCTGGCCTGCTTGACCCCGGTCGCGTCGGCGACGGCGTTGTGGAACAGCAGCAGCGCGACGTGCATCTGCGACAGGATCTGGTTCTCGTCGTTCCGCTTCTCCACGATGACCGCCGAGCCATCGGCGTTGCGCGGCAGGTCAACGACGCCGTTGACGTTCTTCGGCACCAGGAAGTGCACGCCGTCGCTGGCGTACAGCTGCGGTGAGACTGCGGGTCCGCCGCCGTACAGCTGGCTCAGGTCCAGCTTCTTGGTCTCGAAATCCGGCACCGGGTTGCCCGCGGGGTCCAGCAGCGGGTCCCGGGCGCTGGTGCCCTTGAAGCTGAAGAAATCGGTGGGCTGCGGCTGGAGATCGAGCGTCACGTCATGGTCCACGAACTGGGCCAGGTAGGTGTACGCCGCGCCGTGCGTGGTGTCGACGCCGCCGCCGGGCTCGAGCATGGCGTCGGCCAGCTCCGCCAGGTCGGCCAGGGCCGTGCTCACGTCGGCGTCCGGGCTGAACGGCTTCAGCGCCGGGAACATCCGGCCGAACGTGGCGGCCTGAGCGTCTTCCCCGGGCACCGCGGCGACCGCGGCGGAAGCCGGACCCGCCAGTGCCCGGCCGCCGCCGCGGAGCAGCACCACCCCGCCGCCCGCGGCCAGGCCGAGGCGCAGCAGGGTCCGCCGGGACATCGCGGCGTGCACGGGGTCGTACGAGGGGTCGCGGGGGCTGGGGGTACGAGGGGTGTCGTGGGTCATGATGCGCGCCTTCCGGCGAGCCGCCGCCTCCGCCCGCCCGGGGGCGGGTTCAGCCGCACGACCCGGCATGCCGCGCCGAGGTACTGCAGCTGGCGGATCAGCGGCGGCTCGCAGTCGATAATCCATACCTGCTTGCCGCGGGCGGCCCAGTGCAGCGCCGCCCGGATTCCGGTCCCCCTCATGCACCGGGCCACCTGGGTGATCTCCGGGCTGTGATCGTGCGGGACCGGCGAGCCGATGGCCTCCGCGATCAGGTCGAAGTCGATGACGATGTCGCCGGGGTCCTTGTGCTCGGCCACGTAGGCGGCCTTGCCCGCGCCGGGCAGCCCGGTGACCACGGTGAGCACGGCGTCCTCCCGGTCAGGTCCAGAGCAGGGCGAGCATGTAGACGGCCAGCCCGGCCGCGACGAAGGTCGCGTAGACGGCCCGCGGCGCGATCACCCAGGCGATCACCCCGGCGATGAGGAACAGGATCCCGGCGATGAGGATCAGCACCCCGTGCGCGCCGGTCACGTGGAACGACGCGGCCAGCACCGTGCCGGTCACCGGGACCGCCTCCCCCCGCGGCGGGTGCCGCCGTCATCGGGCGGCGGGGGCGTGTAGTAGTCCTCGCCGGGCGGCCCGTCCGGCCATTCCCGGGCGCATTCCCCGCCTTCCGGCTTGACGGTGCCGAGATCGGCGTTCGGCACGTCCGGCTCCTCGCCTGGCGGCCATGGTCCCGGGTCGATGCTCATCTCAGGGCTCCTGTCCTGGGTTGGGTGCGGTCAGACCGCCAGGTTCGCGTTGCCGGCGTTAGCCAGGTCGCCGTTCTTGTTGGTGGCCAGCTCCTGCCCGGCGGGCTTCGGTCCCGGGCTCGGGTTGCCGGCGTTCGCCTTGTTCGCGTTGCCGTTATGGGGACTGGCCATCAGGGTCTCCTGTCCTGGGTCCGGGTTACGTGATGGCGTACGTCACGCTGGACGAGCCGGACACCTCGCCGCTGTCGGTGACGGTCAGCGTGACGGTGTAGCTGCCGGCCTTGTTGGGCGTCTTCCCGGTCACGACCGGGCCGGCGTCAGGGCGGCTGGTGGCGTCGGTCACCCAGTCGTAGCGGACGATCGGGAACGCGCTGCCCGGATAGGAGCCGGACCCGTCGAACGTGACGGTCATGTTCCGGCCGGGCACGGGCGGGGTGCAGGTGAACGACGCGACCGGCGGCTGCTCGTCGCCGGGCATCCCGGGCAGCGTCCCGTCCGGCCAGATCCGGGACATCTCGCCGCCGGGCGCCTTGACGACGACGCCCTCCACGTTGCCGCCGTGCGCGAGGTCGGCGTTGTCGATAGTGGCGATCTCCTGGCCGGGCGGGTACGGCACCAGGTCGATGCTCATCGTCCAGGATGGCTCTGGCCTGCGGTGCCGGTCTTCGCCCAGGCGGGGTGCCCGGGCGCGGGCGGCCCGGCGCGCGGCTGCGGGATGCCGTGGTGGCCGGGCTCGATCTTCGGCCCGGCTGACGGCGTGACGTGCGGGTCGTCCTGCTTCGCCGCGGGCGGCAGCGGGTCGACAGGCGGGGACCCGGGAGCGGACATGGCGCCCGGCCGCCCCGACATCATGTTGCCGGCCGCCTGGCTGGTCACCCACATGCTGTCCGCGGCCAGGCTGGACAGGTCCTTCACGGCTCAGCCGCCGCCCTTCATCCGGCCGCCGCGCATGACTGATCCGCCACCCGGCTGGAAGCGGCCCCCGCCGGCCTCGGGCTCGTTGCCCTTGATGCCGGGCAGCTGCGGGCCGCCCGAGCCGTAGCCGGAGTCGTTGGCCTGGGTCCAGTCCCGCGTCCCGTCGATCTCGTCGCTGACCGAGTCCTGGGCGTAGGAGCCGGACAGGTAGCTGCCCGGCCGGGTGAACGTGACCGAGCTCCCCCCGCCGGCGCCGGCGTTGGCCCCGGACGTCCCGGGCGCGTTGGTGCTGGTGATGTCGTCGTGGGACGTGCCGGCGAACGCGTCGACGTTCTGGCCGGCCTGGTTGGTCGGGTCGCCGTCGCCGCCCTTGCCGCCCGCGGTGCCCGGCGCGCCGGTCCCGGTGGGCAGGGGGCCGCCGAAGATGCCGTGGTCGGATCCCGGCGGGTACTGGCCGGGCTGGGACGTGACGTCGCCGCCGCCGGCCTCGCCGGAGCGGTCAGGGGAGCCGCGGGACGACTTGGTCCCGTCGTAGCCGGGAACGTCGCTGCTGGATGCCATCAGGAGTTACCTCACTCTCGGTGAGCCCGGCTCCTGACGGCCGCGGGCGCATCTGCTGTCTCAAGGATAGGCCAGGGGGCTCACAACCGCCCCCCGTACTTGCTCATCAGGTCCGCCTTGGTCATCGCCATGGCGGTGTCGGGGTTCTCGCCCTGGGTGACCGCGTAGTCGATCCAGTGCTGCTTGACGTCGTTCGGGGCGGGCGGGCTGGCCGGCACCTCCTCCGGCGGGGGATCCGGCTCCGGCATCTGGGTCGCCTCGGCGATCGCGGCGGCCTCGGCGACGGGCGACACCCCGGCGACCGGCGACACTTCCGGCGGCAGCACGGGGTCCGGCTCCGGCGGGGTCCCGGGCAGCTGGGACGGCGCAGGCTCCGGCTCGGCGGCGGCGGAGGCCCCGGCCCCGGGCTCGGGGTGAGCCGGGACCTCCCCCTGCGGGGCAGGCACGGCGGAATCGCCTGCCCCGCCGCTGGCCGGCACCGCGAGCCCGCCGGCGATCAGGTCCCGGGCCTCCCACTCCGGGACCTCGATCTCGCCATTGGCCAGCGGCCAGTCGCGCCCGTCCCACCGCCCCCCGGATACGTGGTCCCGCATGCGAACCACTGGCATATGGGCTCCTCCTGTCCCTGGTACGCTGCCGGCTGGATCCCCGCCCGCCCGGCGGCCACTCGCCTGGCGGGCGGGGCCACTGCCGGCGGCAGGTGCGCCCGCATCACGCTCGAAACTTCTTGCGAAAGTCTCGAACAGTGTTACGAACCAGCGCCCTGGTACATCTTGATGGCGCCCGTACGGTCGACTAGCGTGCCGTCACCTCGGAGGATGGCCCGGAAGGTCACCAGGTCAGACCCGAAGGCGAAGTCGTCACTGCGTTCGAATCGTACCCCGCCAACAAGGCGAACGAAGAACTGGCTGAAGTCCCCGAAGGCGATCGACTTGGCGCCGGTCGCCATGGCGGGCATGAACGGGTCCGCCACGAGCGGCTTGCCGAGCAGAAGGTCAGGAGCGCCCAGTACAGCGGACGGTTCCCAAATGGGCCTTCCAACGGTGTCCGTGATCTTGCGGAAGCCTCCGATTGTTTTATCGGCTGCGAGCCAGTAGCAGGAACGACTCTGCCGATAGGGCGCGATAACGGAGTACTCGAGGTCCACGAGGTTCGCGTAGCTCGGGGCACCGGACACGCCGGTCACCGATCCGGTGACGCCGACCGTGCTGGAGGTGACGATGCCAGTCGGCTGACCGGTTCCGGACCCGTTCACGAGGTCGTTTCCGAACGCGTTTCCGAGAGCGCGGCCCGCTTGCATGGCCAGATAACCCAGCAGGTCTACTGCTGTATCATCTATGAGCTCCCGTGCCACCTGCAACAGGATCCCGTACTTGAACGCAGACAACGCCTGCGTACCGAACGCAGGATCGGATGACGGGAGCGCACCCGCCTGCGCTGCTGAGGCAGCAGTGGAGTGAGCCGTCGTCTTGGGCACCTGGAGCGTTTCGCCACCCCCGGTGTTCAGGACCGTAGGACCGCACTGCATGACACCACTGACCTCAATGAGGTGGGCGATGAGCATGTCGTAGAAGTCGATTGGAACGATTGCTGAGGCGTTTGTGCCCTGTGCACCGGTTGTGAGAACCCGGTAGTTGATGGGACCGAGGGCCGGGTCGCGGCGGACTTCCAGCACGCGCTGCGCGCCCTCGTCGCCCCTGGCCCAGCTGCGGATCTCCTGGAGCATCTTCGACCCGCCGGCGGTGACCGGAGCCGCGCCCTTAGCGGGGGCCTTGCCGGAGAGCGCGTCGTAGGCGTCATCCGCTTCCTTCGCGCGCTTCTCAGTATCAAGAACCGCACGAATGCGAACGTCTAGCTTCTGCATCTCCTCTTGCAGCGCGTCCCAGCGGCCCTGCTCCTCCTCAGAAAGCGCGCGGTTTTCCTCCGCGGCCTTCTCGGCGATGCCCTTGGCCTCCTCCCACACGTTCAGGCGGCGGTCGCGAAGCCTCTTTGCCACTTCAGAAGGCATTTTCTGTACGTCCTTTCGAGTGTTTGCCTTCTGCACCAGCACTGGCTCCGTCCGCACCCGAGGGGGCTACGGCCTGCAGCGCGCTTGCTACTTACGGGTAACTGCGGTACTACTCCTCGTCAGCCCAGGGATCGTCCATGTTCGCTTGCAACGCGAGCAGGGCCTGGGCGCCGGTCATGACCGGCTTCTTCGGCGGCTTCAGCCGCTCGGCGGGCTTGGCACGCCAGCCGTCGACATCGCGGTAGCGCTTGAAGAACTCCATCGCGCGGCCCTCGTTCAGCCGGCTCCGGACTTCCTCCACGTCGGTCTGCACCCAGTCCGCGAGGGACTGGACCGCGCCGTTCAGCGCGCGGGCGCCCGCGGTCGCATCCGGGTACGCCGGGTCCAACACTGGCGCCACGTCCACGAGCTGGACGGACATAAGTGTCCTCATGGGGTAATTGAACTCACTCACGCCCCACTCGTCACCGCCGGGGAACACCCGGAAGGCGAAGCTGCTGTGCCGGACGTCACCGCGGGACACGTACTCGAGCACGTCGGCCCGGGCGTGCGGCGGCTCTACCTCATACGCCAGGCCCGTGGTATCGGTAGCCAGCCGCAGCGTCCGGGCGTGGGTCGTGCCCAGGAGCGCATCGTCACGGTGGTTATACCTGCACACGACGTCAGGCCAGCCGAGGGTCTTGCACTCATTGAACGCAGTCGTGTCGACCTGCTCAACGAAGCCCCCGAGTTTCCTGCTCAGCTTGCCGAACGCGGCGGCGTAGCCGTAGATGAACTGCGGGCCGCTCGCATCGCCGTTCGCGGACCGGATCTCGGGCGGGAACCGGGTGAACCGGCGCTCGGGGATGCCGTCCGGCTCCACCACCCCGAACGCGGCGCGGTTGTCGCCGGTCACGGTGATGCCGTACCGCTTGGCCGCGGCGAGGATCTTTCCCATCGCCTGCTTGCCGAACGGTGACTGCGGGGCACGGGCCAGCGCATTCCGCGCGTGAGCCTCGTCATGCACAGGAAAGTGGCGCTTGCTCCTGGGCATCGTCTTTCCCGACTGGTCTTTTGTGCCACCGGGCTCGATGTAGGCAAATGCCGAGTCCGGCAAGTCGTTTATTGAAGCGGCCGACATGGCTGCCCTGGTATCAGTCACTATTCGAACACCTTTCTAGTCAGCCATTTCGTTTGCAGGCATCGTCGTAAACTCAGCTATGCGATCCGAGCCCAGGGTTTCGCATAGAATGAGTTCATGGTTGAGGTAACGTGCCTTGAGTGCGGCGCCCCCTACACGGTGTATCCGGGTAAGGCAGCGACGGCTAAGTTCTGCGGTAACGACTGCAAGTTCGCGTACCAGAAGACGCACCCGCCCCGCGCCCGGCTGCCCCGGCTGACAGCACCCTGCGCGTACTGCGGTGAGCCGGTTGAGTACCTGCCGTCGCAGAAGGGCGCGACCCGCAAGAACACCCGGGCTTCGAAGAAGCTGACCACGGAGATCACCGCGGAATGCCGCAGACGCTACGAGGCGAAGGAAGCGACCATGACGGCCATGGCTGCCGAGCTCGGGGTCAGCGTATCCAGCATGAGCATCGCGATCCGGCAGGCCGTTTACGGCGAGAACGTCTACTGCGACGCGGACTGCCGGGCGGCTGGCCTGAGCACGATCATGACCGGGCGGCGGCCGTCCAACAGCGTCTACACAAGTCATCACACGTTTCGCGCCATAATCCGCCGTGAGTTCCGCGACCAGTGCAGCCTGTGCGGCTGGGCAGAAGCCCCGTGCGACGTCGCGCACATCATCAGCCGGAAGGACGGCGGGGATGACAGCATCGAGAACGTGACGATGCTGTGCCCGAACCATCACCGGATGTACGACTGCGGGCTGATCCCCGCGGAGGAAATCCGCGCGAGCCGGGAGAACGTGCTGAAGCATCAGCCATCACCCCTGCGGTGACCGTTAGTCCCGCTGAGCACCAAGTCCTGGCGTGACGGGATCCACGCTCCCACGAACTCGGGCGGGCTTTCCTTAACGGCCGCCTTAGCCCGGCGACGCATCTCGAGGAAATCGAGGATCAGCTGGGCATCCTCGCGTTCCTCCCGCGTCCCGCCGTAGTGGCGCTGGGACGCGATAATCTGGCCGAGCTCCTGTCCGGCAGACGGCACCTGGGGCATGTCCCCCGGCGTCGGCTGCGCCAGGCCCTGCTTGGCCAGCTCCTGCAGCTTGTCGGCTGCCAGGTCCATTTCCAGGTCGATCGAGGATTCCATCGACTTCGGGATCCCGCGGATGCTGCGCGCCATCGCCACCATGACCTCCAGCGGGATGAACTCGTTGCCGGCCCCGCCAGGCAGCGGCTCGAGGTCTTCCAGGTCACGGATCTCATCGACGCTGCGCAGGCCCATCTCCCGCTGCGTGTGGTAGATCTCGGTCCGGGTCTTCAAATCCGTTTTCAGCAGCGCGTCGCTGTTGAAACGGCAGTACCGGTTCTGCGGCAGGATCCCGAAAAACGCGGTTTCCAGCCGGACCAGCCACGGCCGCAGCGCCTCGATCACCTGCAGCGTGCTCTGCTCCACCGTGTTATAGGTGAGGCTGTCGCCTCTGGTGCCGCCAATGCGGTCCGGGGGAAGATTGAGGATTGAGGCGATCTGCGTGGCGTTCATGCGGATCGCCTCAATAAACTGCGCCTCAGAAGGCGGCACGACCACCGGGGAGTATTTCCAGTCACGGCCGTAGACGAGCGGCTGCCGGCTCCGGATGGTGGAGGTGAGCATGCCGCGGATCTCCTCGGCCTGCTCCCGGCTGATCTCGATCTCGGTGTTCTCGAACGTCCCGGGCGGGAATCCCCCGGCGAGGTACCAGTCGGTCCCGTACCGCTCGGCCTCCAGCCCGGACAAGATGGTCAGCGCGAACGCGCGCAGCGGGCTCAGGCCCTCGATCCGGCCGGGCAGGCTGAACGCCTTGATGTGGAACAGCTCGCTGCGGTCCATCAGCCGGCCGTAGCAGTAGATCCGCGCCCTTAGCGGGTTGAACGGGGCCATCTCGTCGTTGACGACGTTGACGTCCTCCGGCGGCATCCACTCGATGCTCTGCGGCAGCCCGTAGCCGTCCCGGCTGGTGATCAGGCCCCACGCGTTGCCCTGCAGCAGCAGCGAGCTCATGCACATGAACAGCCAGTCGAAGACGGTGCCGTCCACGCTGGGGTGGTCGAAAATGGACGGCCCGTTATACCGCTGGGTGCGGGTCTCGCCCGGTCCCGGCTTGACGTACAGCTTCAGCGGCAGCGCCGCAGTGGAGTTGGCCAGCAGGGACACTCCGGAGTACAGCGCGGGCAGCGCAAGCGCCTTGTCAGTGCCGAAGAATGCCCTGGTCGGGTGCGCAGGACCGCCTGCGTCAAACTTGACGAACGGTGAGTCCCAGGGGCGTAATCGCCACGGCACTCCGCCGATTACACGTTGTTCAGACCTGCTAGCTCGGATGCGCTCGATGAGACCCATGGCCAATCACCCCCTCCCGTAAAAGGGGGTGACAAGGGAAGACCGCTGACGTGCGTGCGGCCGTACTGCACGGATACGCTCGATCAGCCCCACGGACCTGGGGACTCCCCTGCGGACGGACGGCGGACCCGGCTCCGTTCGGCCGCGGGTTAAGAACTAGGACTCAGGTTACGCCGTGTTAAAGCATTCGTGCCAGGAGAGTGACCGGCAATTTCCTCACCAGCGACAATACGCATGCCGGACAGGCCCTGTTCCGCCCGCTCGGTGATCATCGCGACGATCTGCCCGGCGAGCAGCTTGCGGTCCTCCCCGGTCAGGTCCCGGCCCGGGTTGCAGGCCCGGATGTAGGCGATGGCGAACTCGATCTCATCCGCCAGCGCCGCAGCCGGGATGACGACTCTCACGGCTCAGCGGTGACGTCGCCGACCAGGACGCTGACCGGCTCGCCTCCGGGCATCTCGGTGAACTCCAGCACGCCCGCGTCGCGGATCGCCTCGGCGATCAGCTCCGCGTCGCCGGCGGTGGACTCGGGCAGGGCGATCCTGAGCGCGGGCACGTCAGCTGCTCCTCTCGCAGGGCGGCAGGTACGCCGCCGCGTCCGCCGCGAACCATTCCCCGGACGGCGAGCTGAACGCGGCCTGGTCGTCGCTGCCCGGCGGGTCCAGCGCGTCGAAATCGGCCTGGTGCCAGCCCGTTCCTCCGGACGTCCGGAGATTCGCGGCGCCGCCGGGCGGGCCGGACAGCTCGCGCAGCCGGGCGCACTCGGCCCTGTACCGCCTGTTCTCGGCGTCCAGCCGGCGGCGGTGCTCCAGGTACGCGCGGTGCCAGGCTTCCACCGCATCGGCGCCCGGGATGACGGTGCCGTCGCTCAGCACCAGCCCCGGGTCAGGCAGCGGGTCAGGCGGGCGCTGCGTCACTTGTCCAGGTTAGACGGCTTGCCGGTCGGCTTCTTGCCGTGCTCCACCATCTCCAGCAGCCGGAACTGCTTCACCGCGGTCTTGTGATCCAGCGGCCGGGTGCTGGCGAAGGCGCCGGTCTCGGTGTTCTTCACCTTCTCGCCGCCGTCCACCTTCACGATCTTGTACGGCATCACGATCATCCTCTCCGGATCCACACGGCGCGGCCGAACCCGTCATAGCCAGCGAACCACCACACGACGGTTCCCGTACCGGTCATGCGCGGGCGGGCTCGGGCGGGGCAGGATTCCGGGCGGCGATCTTCGCCGCGATCACCCTGGCGATCTCCGCGTCGCTCCAGCCCAGGCCCTTCCAGTAGCCGTACCGGGCGGACACGGCGCAGAACGACAGCCCGCGCCAGAGCCCGCCGATGGCGAAGCCGAGGGCGAAGAACAGCCCGGCGAAACAGGTGGCGAGCACCCGGCCAGGGCTCGGCGCGGCGCGTGCCTGCCCGCCCAGCTCCTCTACCGGCAGGCGGCCCGCGCGGGGCAGCTCGGTCGTCGTGGTCATGATGCGTCTCCCGGTGTGTCGTCCAGGGGCTGCAGCACGAAGCAGTCCTTAGCCTCGCGCAGCTTGCGCAGCCCGGCGGTGAGCTCGATCCCGTCGCCCAGGATCTCCAGCAGGTGCTCCGCCAGGTAATACGCGGCGGTAGCCACGTCGGCGGCCACGCCGTCCAGCCGCGGATTCGGCGTCAGCCACTTCATCGCGTGCCGGGTGGCCTCGTGCCGCTGGTCCAGCGGGGTGCCCGCGGCGGCCATCAGCCTTCCGCCGGGGCTTCCTCCGCGGGCGCCTCGTCGGCCGGGGCTTCCTCCGCCTCGCTCTCGTCCCCGCCCTCGTCCCGGGACAGCAGGCCGGGCATCCGCGACGCGAGCTCGCGGGCCTCCTGCTCCTGCACCTCCTCGGACGGGTGCTCGGCTTCGACCTGGCTGGCCGGCTTGCCGGGCTCGGCGGCCATCTCGTCGGCCGCGGCGGCCTCGTCGGTCGTGTCCTCAGCCATGATCTCTCCCTGCGGTTGTCGGGGGTGAACCTGGCTCCGTTCCGGCCGCAGGCTATGAGCTGCCTCCAGGGTAGACCGCCCGCGGCTGCCGCGGTCACCCTCTCCGCTCAGTACTTCGGCGAGACGATCTTGTAGATGATCCAGGCCATAGCGGCCAGCTCCACGCCGATGAACCCGGCCATGATCATGCGCATCAGCCACCGGTTCACCTTGCTGCCGCCGTTCTGCGGCGGCGTGATGTGAACGACCACGGATCCTCCTCAGTGCTCCGGCCCGCCCTGGCCTGGTGGCGGTTTCCCGTTTCTCCGGGCTATCAGCCGGATGAGGTCTTCTATCGAGGGGATGCCGATCAGCAGCAGGCCGACGACCAGCTTGCCTACGGTCGCAGTGTTCTTCTCTACCAGGGAGTCCACGATCACGGCGACGCCCAGGAGGAAGGTGGCGATGGTGCGAAAACCGGCCCACCAGGCTGGCACGCCTGCCGTGCCGGTACGCGACGCCTCCCCCGTCATGGCCGGTTACCCGATCGACTTCAGCGGGTCGTAGTTGTACCGCTTGCGGTTCAGCCCCCACAGCGCGTTCGTCCCGCTGGTGATGGGGGTGATATCGGCGGCCGAGTCACGGCGGGACCAGGCCCGGCCGCCGTCGCCGACGTCACGGGTCTCGGCGTTGGCGACCGAGCTCCACAGCCCCGGGGCCAGCTCGCGGCCGAGGTGGATGAGCCGCTGATCCGGGTCCGGGTGCCGGACGGTGGTGACCATCAGCGCGAACGCGGCGGCCTCATCCGCTGAGCTCATCGCGGTCACCTCGATGCCGCCCTTCTCCAGGTCAGGAATCAGCGAGGCGGCCGGCCCGTTCTTCGGCACGACGACGGCGACCGGCTTCCAGGCCCGGCGCAGCCGCAGCAGCTCGGGCACGGCCCATTTCACGCCCTCCCGGTGGCAGCCGCGGGGGATCTCCACCACCGGCCGGTCCTTCCCGGGCCGCAGGATGCCGTTCTCGCTGTCCGCCTGGCCTGGCCGGTACCAGCAGGCCGAGATCGAGGCCGACAGCATGTCCGGGTCGACGTCGACCGAGAACACGACCGGCCGGGTGGCGCCGCCGGGGTCGGGCATGGCGCAGGCGGCCCAGGAGTCCTCGCTGATCACCGCCCAGGCGTCGTCTCCGGCGGGCCAGTCGCCGACCCCCAGCCGCTCCCTGTCGAAGGTGCTGCCGATGGTCATCGCGGCCAGCTCGTGCGCGACGTGGTCGACGGAGATCCGGACGCCGAGCGCGGGGTTGGCCTTGGCCCAGCTGCGCGGGTCGTCCCGGTCGTCGTGCAGCGCGCAGACGATGTGCCGGTTGGTCTTCCTGCCGCGGATCTCGTCCCGGGGGCAGGTATCCAGGTGCGGGTTGATGCTCCACTCGGCGCCCATCAGCTTCGGGTCCCGGGCCAGCACCCGGCGGCGGACCGCGGCGAGCTGGACGGAATCCTTGTAGCCGGCGCTGGCGGTGTAGATGACCTGCGGGTTCGGCACGGCCGACAGGGTGGGGAGCGACGCGCCCACCACTTCGTCGCTCAAGATCATGGCCTCGTCATAGACCACCAGGTCGGCCGTGAACGCGCGGCCAGACCCCCTCGAGCGGGCCAGGAACCGGAGCCGGCCGGCGACGTTGCGGCGGATCTTCTTGCCGCCGGAGCCGAAGATCAGCGTCGACTTCGGCTTGAGCTCGATGGCCTCGTCGCCGTGCGAGGTGGTGACGGCGCGGACCCGGCGGCGCAGCTCGTCATACTCGGTGACCACGTCCCGGACCCGGCGGAAATGTTCCGCGGCAGCCTTGAACTCGTGGGCGGTATGGATGATCATCTTCTCGGAGAACAGGAAAAGCCCGGCTAGTTCCCTGACTTCCAAACACGTGTTCTTGCCGTTCTGCCGACTCAGCACCAGGTAGTTCTCGAACGAGCTCCAGCGGCCGTCCGGCTTGGTGCCGCACAGCTCGCCCAGCCACCAGTCCTGCCAGCTGTCCAGGTCGTAGCCGAAGTTCCGCGCCCAGCCGAGCATGTCGGCGGAGGTGTAGTCGCCGCAGCCGGTCGCGTA